TCGCCCATACGCAGGGCGCTTAAAGCCTCGGCCATCGCCTCCTGAATAAGGGCAAACGCTTGCTTCGAGTCACGTTCAAGAGAGGCCTGGGTGACAGATCCAGGTAGACTGAATGACACCAGCCTGTTGTGCGGAGAGGTTTGTCTCTCGATGGTAAGAACTTGGCCTGGGAAGTAGCCGGAGGAGATGATGACCGTCGAGTCATCCACCCAATCGTACGGAACCTCCACCCCGTCAACCTTGACGACTACGTAGGATTTATCTTCGTATGCAAAGGGGACAGGGAATTGCCAAGTCGAACCATCCAGTACGATTACTGAAGGTTGATATTGGGCCATGTGTTTCTTCCTGAAACGTGGGGACCATTGCGGTCCCCTTAGTCTTCATCCGCTGAGATAGCTGCAGCCCGCTCGATCACGTCGAGGAACGGCTTGTAGACCATGAGGCGTTGCACGTCGCTCCAGCTTGGTGACTCCTCCGGGTCAACGATGGTCAACCCCATGCTCCCCAGATCAGTGATCGCGGAGAACGACGGGCCAAACATCTGGTTACCGAAGGTGTTGGAGTAGTACCGACTGGGAGTCGTACCGCCCAACGCTTGGCTTGCCAGAGCGACATACGGGGAGTACATCGCCAGGAAACCTGAACGGTCCATGACGTCGTGAATCCACTGCTGAGCTGTGCGCTCCGTTGGGTCTTCACCTCGCTGCAGGTCTTTGATGGTCACAACGGCAGACGCCATCATGGCCAAATGAGCCATCGAGAAGATGGTCTGCATGTCCTGCTGGTCCAGCATCCGACGCATGGCCGGATTCATGAACCGGTTAACGAAGGTGAACGAGTAGGTCTGGAACTGCATGAGGGTCTTGCCGAACGGCCCGGACATGAACAACGGAGTGTCCGCAATGCCTGGGGAGTTGATCGCCCGGTTTGCCTCACGGATCATCGCTTCTTGCATGTAATCCGCAGCCAGTCGACCCTCCTCGGTGTCCATCCAACGGGCCATGCCCAGCTCGAACACACCGTCCTGCTCGACCGGCGGATGCTTCTCCAGCTGCCGCTTGATCAACGTGAGTTCCTCGGTGCCGAGCCCAACGCTGGTCAGTTTGTCTGTCAGCGTGATCTGCTCTTTGGTCTTCGACTTGGAAGACACTGCAGCCAGAAGATCGTCGATGTTACGGACCACATTGTCCTGCATGTGGATCAGCGCCAGGGCTTTCCACCGCTCGTTCCACCACTGCATCCCAGAGACGAAGTTCATCGACTCAGAGGTGCCTCTGGTGAACCGTTCGATGGCAGACGTGATGCGATGCTTCCGGGAGCCAACGTGACCCAGACCAGCAGCTGCGTGAGATTGATCCACGCCAGCGATTGTGGACGCTCGGCTATGGTGCATTGAGCGTTCCAGGGCCTGTACTATTCGGCGTAGCTCATCGGAGCGGGCACCACGCATCGCCTCTGCGACCGCCTTACGGTACTTCTTCTGAAAGACCGGGGCTGCGCCTATCTTGTGGAGAGACACAGAGGCAAGGTCAGTCAGAGACGAGATCAGGAACCCGGCACCGAACCGCGCAAAGTTGAACTCCCTGAACCGGTCGAATATCCAGTAGGTCAGGGACTCAGGATCATCAGGTATCCGATAGTGACCTTTCAGCCGGTCACGCAGACCCTCGATGTCCTTAACCACGCGGTCACGCTCATTAGCCAGCCGTGCGAGATTCTTCTCGGAGTCACCTTCCAGTCTGCGCTGTTCGATGATCTCGTCGTACTCCCGCTTCACGTCCACGATTTGATCACGGAGCGTGTGACTTCCGAACTTCTCTTTCAGGGCGATTGTGGCCGACAGCTCTTGATGAGCCCGGTCGAGAACCCCGTAGACATCGGAACGGAGCCAGCCTTTACGTTGAGCTTCAAGCACCTGTTCGTCTGTCAGATCGAGCTGCCGTTTCTTCAGACGCCCGGATTCAATGTCCAGGTCCTTGAGCATGGCTGTTGGAACTTCAGAGGATCGTGTGAGCTTTTCAACGATCTCGTCCACAACCACGTCGATAGGACGACGCTTCTCAGCAGCCTTGTAAGCTCTCGCTGCAGAGCGCCGCTCCTTTCGGGCAGTGTTCCTGTCACGCTGCATTTCCTCCTTGAGCTGTTTCACTTCGGAGCGCCAGCGTTTGGCGTTCTCAAAGGCTTCCTCGGCGGCGTCCAGTCGGGCGTTCACTTCGTCCACCTTCGCAGCCAGCTGGTTAGACTTCTTGGTCCACTCAGCGACCTGCTTGTCGATCTCCTGGATGCGGCCTTTGATCTGCTTGGTTGTGCCAGACTCAGGGCCTCGAACTCGATCAAAGACGACATCACCAGCGTTACGCTTGCTGCGGGACTCCCTGATGGACGTGGTGATGTCCAGTGAGGTATCTGCGGAGGAGGTCGGAACCTCGTCACTGTAGGCGGTCAGTCGGTCGACCTTCTGCTGACGTGCCGCCTCTGCTGCACGGATTAGCTGTTGACGCTCAGCCTTGGCCTTCTTGATTTCTGCCTGATACCACTGGTAATCGGCTTCCTTCTTACGGATTTCCGCTCGGGCCTTCTTGAGCTTGGAGCCTTTGAGTTTCGCATCAGCCCCGAACAGCTCCCTGTTGATGTCGATGACGTCCTTGTTGGCCTGCTTCTCAGCAGCCTTGGCGTCTTCCAGTCGAGCATGTGCCGTGGCCAGCATCTGCTCGTATTCCTCGCCGGACCAGTCTTCGAGAATCTGAGTGCGGAGCTTTTCGCCTTCCAGCGGACTCAATTCCTGCTCGACCAGTTCTGCCTTCTGCCCACGCTCCGGGTAGGTGTAAGCCTTGACCGGCTCCTTACCGAGCTTGTCGAAGGTCTTCTGGTCGATCTTCCAGACTTCCTGCAGGTAGTCATCGGTTGGACGTGAAGCCAGCGAGTCGAGCAGCCAAGCGCGGAACTCACCGTAAGACCCTCGGATTGCTTTGTGGTCCCAGATGTGAGGTAGCTTGAACTTGTCGCCCAGAGCATCGTCCGGGTCCAACAGGCCAGCGTCGATCAGCTTGTTTTCCATCCGGGTGTTCAGGTCTTGGACGGCCTTGGCGGATTTCTTAGCAGTCTGGAACAGATCATCGACCATATCCTCACTGCCTAACCGTTCGAGCCACTGATCGCGTAGCTGTTTGTTCAGCCCGCCGTGTAACGCAGAGTTAACCAGTTCGTTGTACTCCCAGCGTTCCACCGGGTTGAAGTGGACATTTTCTTCCTTACCAGCCAGGGAACGCCCGTAGTTAACCGCTCGGGCACCAAGAGACTTAGCCTCCTGCTTGGCTGCAGAATCCTTCTCGCCCAACCGCTGGTTCACCTGGACCAGAGCCATCTCGGCCTCCTCCCGGAGGTCCATAAAGTCCTGGTAGTAGCGTGACGCGGTGATCTCAGCCGGATGGTGAGCGACACCCTGAAGGTTCTCCTCGGTGAAAGTCTGAGGAGAATCAGCCATCTCGTAGTAGACCTTACGAGCGGTCTGGGACAGGGAGCGGACCATTCGTCCACCTGGGGTGAACAGGTTGAAGAACTTGGAGCCGTACGTACGGACCCTGCCATGCTTATCCTGACCACGAATCTTGTACGTGTAGTCCTCGGCAGACTTTGCGCCAACACTGGCAGGCTCCGGGACTGCCTCTCTCTTGGCATCCTGCATGTCCTTACCGGGACGCCACTCACCGATTTCAATAGGCTTCTTCGTGGTCAGAGGGTGATCCGGGTTGGTGGCGTGGAAGATGGACTTGGGGTTCCCGGATACCAGGGCTCCAAGACCTGCACCGAATGCAGCACCCGCCCCGATACCGTACAAGGATTCCTCCACGGTGCGCTGATCCTGCATCTGGTGGAGAGCCACTTCCTGTGCAGCGGTCAGTCCGGCACCATAACCAGCTACCTTGCCGGTGTTCTTCATCAGGTCAACAAGGGTCTTGGCTTTCCGCATTTGACCCAGACCAGGGATGAGCGAAGTGATGTCGATCATCGAAAGACCCATGCCCAGGAGTTGACCCCATAGAGGGCCTCCCTGTTCGGTCTTCCGGTTTTCCAATTCTTTACGGTATCGCTCAGCTCTCAGGCCGAATGCCAGGGGATTGCGAACATCGTCGAACTTACCTTGCTGGATGAACTGACCGATGTCCTCAAACCGATCACGGTTCTCGTACCAGTAGGTGTACGGGTTGAAACCTTCCTCGGCCTCCCCGGCGAAAGCGTTCTCAGTGACCCGGTCAGACCCGTAAACGAGAGACGAGCCGACCAGCGATTGGTTGATGAAAAACGCTTTGGCCGTTTCGAGTCCCCCAGGTTTTACGTTGCTAGGGGTTCCAACTTGTTGAGAGAGCTGAGACTCCCTCATAAGGGCTTCCCGCCGACGCTGCTCAGCGTAGTTCTGTCTCGGGTCTGCCATGGTCACCTCGATCAATAATTGCTCATGTAATCCTCAAGCGGCGGCAGGACAGACTTTGCGTCTGACATTCCGACGAACATGGAGGCTTCCATGTAACGGCGGTGCGCCAGCCCTTCGGATTTCGAGCGGTTGGACTTGTAGAGGATTTCGTGGATCGCTGCTTCGCGGTCCTTCTGTTTGAGCGCCTTCATGAGGTCGCGGCCCAGCAGGGAGGGGTTGTTGTAGGCCATCGACACCAGGGCCAGATGCTCATGCTTGGAGAGCTTCAGACCTTTGGTTTTCGAGCGGACCTGCTTTTCGGCTTCAGCTACAGCAGCGTCGAACAGAACCTGCGCTTCGTCCTTACTGATTGAACGCTTGCCCGTCACCAACTTGCTGTACTCTGAGTCGTTAATATTCAGGACATTCTTCGCCAACCGACGGTTCGCCGGGTCTTCAAGGTTAAAGCCGTAGCCAATCGTGGCGATGCCCTTCGTGTCCTTGTAGACCTGTCGGCGGTAGCCTTCCAGACCACTAATGAACTCGAACCGTTCCTGCTTATAGGCGCGATCCTTTGTATCGTGGACGCTCCAGCCATGCCGTTCAGCAGCTTCGTGATACAAGTCGTCAACGTACTTGGACGGGTCTTCATAATCCTGCACGTTCTCAAACGTAGTGAGATTCTTTGTGGAGGAGATCATGCCCTGACGCTCGTACAGACGACGCATAGAGTTAAGGGCCTCCGCATTGTACGGAACGGCCTCTTGGGCTTTCACTTCCATGCTGTGATGCACTCCGGTGATCAGGAGAAGGGAGAAGATGATGGAGTAGGTGAGGGCACAGAGCCCCCACCGTTTACAGACCTTGCCGGTCTGGTCGGCCCAATTCCTTCGGACCAGCTTTAAGAGCTTCCATATTCTTGAAGTCATCCATACCTCGATAATGTGGATAGACGAGGAGATTCACCCCGCCTCCAAACTCATCGACTTCTGGATAGACACCCTTGGGCAGTAGGTCCGCCAAAGGTTTCAGACTCTCCTCCGTGAGGTCTTCGGGGATGACAATCTCCTGTCCGTTGATTTCATAGGCGTACCCAGGCTGCATGTAGAACGGAACGGTAGGCATACCGGCGTCATACTGGTGATGAACCATGAAAGCTCCGGTCGGATCATTCGGTACTTCCTTACCGATGATCTCCGAGTCAAACCCCTCAAGGTAATCAGGAAGCTCGTCCAGAGCCATCTGCAGGTTCTGCACAGGGTTCTCCCGTACGCCAGCGGGGTTGGTCACCTCTGCGTTAACGTGAGGAGCCCGAATCTCCTGCCGACCGAAGTCGTCGTAGGCAGTCAGGTAGTTATCCTTCCCGCCCCAGTTCGTGGGTTTCGGGTTATAGGTGTCGATCACCCATTCATCCGCAGAGATCAAACCCCCGGCCTTAACCTTCCGAGCAGCCAGACCATCTCTCGCTAGTTCCCGGACGACCGTGTTACGGATGTCCGTGATGGTGCTGCGTGAGGCGAAACCATTGGTCTTCTCATGGAGAAGCACCCGCAGCTTCATCGCCTTCTCGATCCGGTCAGCAGCCGCAGGGGTGAGCCGTACGTCGGACCATGCGTCAACGTCATCGACCACGCCTTCCGCGTTCAGGTAGGAAACGATCTCGTCAGCCGCATTCCCGGTGAACGGACTGATTGGGTCGTCGTCCAGAATCTCCTGGAAGTTCTCGACCTCATAGCTTTCCCAGCTGAAGTCTTTGTACCGCTGGGCCAGCTGCGGGTCTTCCAGGAACTCCCGAACGTATTGCTGTGCGTTAGCCACCCCGGACTCCTTCATGTCCCGGTAAGCGTTCAACACTGAGGAGACGTATTCGTTCCCCTTGAACAGCTCTTTCCGGGCCTGGGGAGACAGGGAGTCAGCCAGCATGAGCGCGTTCTGCATGACCATGGGATCGTCAGCGCGGGCCACCGCCGTGGTGAACCAGGAGGTCACCGATTCCGGCAGGTAACCACGACCTTGTTGGACGTTATCCAGGAACCCGGAGAGCTGAACGATACGCTCACTGTCGAGAGACTTGAGGTCGTGCATTCCGGTTCGCTTGAGGTAGTCCCCGACGTGGTCATTCAGCTGATCATTACTCAGATTCGACACAACGCTCGGGTCTTGCCCAAGTTCGTGGATATTCTTGATCGTGGTTTCTCGGGCGTAGATTTGCTGAAGGTGTTTACTGATCCGCTCACGTACAGGGCCGATAGCAGACTCCCCGCCGTTGGCTGAAACGTGAGCCGACAGGTCACCCATCAAGTCGATCAGACCGTCCACATCCTGCTGACCAGCCAACATATCCGCTTTGTTCGCGGCCTGGGCGGCAAACTCTCGGGTGCCGATGGTTGCCTTGTTCAGGACATCAGCGGTAAGCGAGGTGAGCAGCTTCCGAGCCTGACCGGGGAACAGGCGGGCAAACGTATTGCCCCGCTCGTCGACAGGCACTTCGCTCAACACTTTGGAGAACCGTGCGACAGCTGCCCCGCCACCGGCAGAGGCTCCGTCATACAGATTCTTGAAGACGTACGCATAGGCCTCACCATCAGTTAGGGACTTATCAATTTCCCTGATCTGCTTGGCCCAGCCGATGATGTCCTCAGAACTCACGTCACCCCGCAGAGCCGGGTCCGCGAAGCTATGCTGGATGTCGGTCGACAGGTCACTAGAGAGTTTCTTCACTTGACGCTGCGCCTGGAAGACTCTGCCCTGAACGATGTCCTGGCGGGTCATCGCGTCGAAGGACTGCTGCAGCGTCTGATCGAACACAGAGTAGCCGGACAGTTCCTCACCGAACTTCTCAGTGAAGATACGACTGGCTTCTTCTCCCAAGTCCTGGGTATCCGGGTCCCATTCTGATTCCTTGAACGCGGCGAACTCCGTGTAAGCCTCGAACGCTGCCTCCTTGGCTTTCTGCTCCTGTAAGCGTATCTCGGCCTCAGTTTCGGCCTGCTGCTTCTCCAGAAGCATGTTGGCTCCCTTGTTGAAAAAGTTCGACAGGGAGGACGAGAGAGCCTTGTACGGGGCTCCAGGATCGCCACGATCAATCTGTACGTTCTGGTTGGTGACCGTGGTTTGTACCCGAGGAGCTGTATCCAGCGCATCCAGGTTCATGCGACGGACCCGACTACTGGTGTCTCGCTGCATATCAGCCTCCTTTCGATTTCGGTGTGGTCGCGTCTTTGCGGTTCTGCGAGGAGATTCCAACGCTTGAGGCGTTAGCTCCGAAGTTCATAACAGCGCCCATGTTCTGATTCTTCGCCGTTTCTGCCCGGATGGCGTTTCTCAGGGAAGCGCCTTTGGAGGCCGCGAAGTTCTGACTGTTGACTTTATCGAGCTGACTCTTGGCGTTTGACGCTATACGCATCAGGTCAACATTCTCACCGTAAGCAGCCTCATACAGGACACGCTGACCGGAAGCCCCTACGGCTCCGGCCTCGCCCAGAGAGGCAGACAAGGCGGAAATCTCCCGCCGTGCCTGACGCATCCTATCTGTGTACTGCTGTTCGGTGGACTCATTGATCTCACGGATCGTGTCCTGAGAGTTAGCGTACTGCTGCTTCACCATCTCCACCTGCGCCTCGGCCTGGGCTTCAGCGGCTTGGTTGTTGTTGTGGATGGTTGTGGCAGTACCTGCAGCCATCATGACGAGTGCTGCAACCTCATAGCCGGTACACATAATTAACCACCGTATTTATCGTGATAGGTTCCTTTCCACCGGAGGCCGGTGATCTTGTAAGGGTATGGTTGGTTACTGCCGATCTTGATCCGCAACTGATCAGAGCTTCCCCTTAGCTTCACGTTATGGACCCCATCGACAAGCTCTGGGAAAAGGTTCACGTTAAGCGCGTCACTCGATTCCCTGCTGTCCATGGGACTCCGCTTCTTAGTCCTCCCTGGGGCTTCCCACTCGACGTTGAAGTATGAGGAATCTTCGTAGTCTATGGAGAGTCGTTTCAGCTGAGTCCGTCCGTGCTGGATGGCTCGTCCTTCTGGATCTTTCGGGAATAGCTTCGACAGCGTTACGGAGGATTCAAAGGGTTCTCCCGCATAGACTTCGTATTCAGCCTCAGAGACATGAGGAATGAGTACCGTCACGCCATCAGCTTGAACCATTCCGAGAACAACTAAAGAATCCTCACCTGCTGCTAAGACGCAGTACACCTCACTGGACGGGGTGAGGTTCTGAGAGAACTCGGCGTAGGTAATACCGTTCTCCATGTCTTTCGTAATGTTGGTCGACTTCAGCGCAGCGTCCAGGTGATACTTACTGGAAGCCTTGCTGAGTAGCGGTGAGGCGTTGCTCAGCGGGACTTGGTAGGTAACCAGTTGTCCATCCTCAATGGTGATTAAAAGTAATCGGTCCCTGAAGATGGTTATGTTCTTGATGTCGTGACCAAACACCCATTTACTCCAGGAAGATTGCCGCTTCTCTGTCCCGTCCCAGAACGTCTTATAAACGTACACAGCGTTTTGTTCTTGCTCCTGTAGGAGGAACAAGGTGTTGGTCACTGAGTCGGCTACCATCTTAACGGCAGGTCCAGGAACATAATCCTCTACCTGGATCGTTGCGTTTGTAGCCGTGTGACTGACTGAAGCCTCCTGAAAGTAGTATTCAAAGAGGGCTGTGACGTTACTATCAATAGTCGCCGGGAAGTACAGCTCACTGCCCATAACCACCGGAGCGCAGCGGGGTTCTGCTTGATACTGTGTGGCCAGCTCTAAAGTGGCTGTTTTCGGGGTCAACACAGGGTCCCCTCGAAGCTCGAACTGTCCGTTCTCCGACATGATGAATAACTGGGAGCGGAAAGGAACCGCGTGGTACAGGTAATTCACGTTCCTCGAACTGGCTGTCCTGCTGAAAGGGTCTGTATCCAGTACTTCCGTGGACCGTTCGGGGAAGAAATTAAAGTAGTCACCCTGAGCGGAGCAATCGACGTGTTCCCCAGAAAGTACTACCAGACGATCCCTGTGGAAGGTCACATCTTCGATTCCTTTCCCGATGAACGCGGGTTCAAAAATATCCCCGTCGAAGCCAAAATTGCGACTACCCCACGCGATACTTTCGTAGGCAAAACTGTCCACGGCTGTGTTCTTGAAGGCTCGCGGCAAGGTGGTGGCGTCTAGGGCGTACTTTGAGTCGGGCGCAACGGTTTCCACCCACTGACCTCTTCCGATCATCCGCATACCTTCAGAAGCCCCTGTAGCTTGGAACTGCATCCATACCTGAGTTTCAGGATCTGAGCCTATAGCAACCATCATCCCGTTCTCAGCTATCAGCGGTAAATCTGACGTGGAAGGTGTTTCTTTATGGATCACCACCAGCGACTGATCTCCCCAGAAATCACGATGACTCACGTTCATTGGTTCGTTCGTCTCGTTTCGGATGATCAATGTGGAGCCGCTCAACGTCACTGAGGCTTTCTCAGGCGGGATACCTAGTCCATTCTTGAGAGTAGAGATTACGCTGGTGGTATCGGCCAGATCGGACGCAGAGGCTGTATAGGTGGAGGAGCCGATATCAACGCGCAGATACCAACTACCATACGTGTTATCTCCTTTAACACAGGTGATGAGCGCGCTGTCTTCGCCGACAGGTTTTTGAGCATCTGTGTAGCTGACAGTGACCCTTCTGTTGACAAGAATTGTGGTATCGCCGGCTGTGACTGCACGGATATCCGCCATGGGCTCAGGAGTTTCAAAGTAAGGAAGTGACAGGTTATAGACGACAGTTCCTTCGGAATTGAAGACTCTAAGCTGCCCATCGAGGACGACAAAAAGGTAGTTCTCCTCATTATCCCTTCGATACGCATGAACGAACGGACGAGCTTCGCCAGTAACACTTGAGGAGAAAAACCTCTCTGAGCCAGGGCGGGGCTCGAAACCTCCACTGACTATAGACATCCAGACGTTCACAGCTTCTTCAACCTGACCCTCAAGACGTAGCGAATCAGGTTGGCGACTCACGCCCTGGAACAGGCGATACACAGAGCCTTCGACAGGTTGACCCATTGCTTACACTCCGCTCAAAAGATTGTTCACTCGATAGGAAATGAAGTGTGCGCTCTTACTGTCCCTCAGAATGTTGAGGTCGTCGGTATCCGATTCGGCATCCATGAGCGCCGCATACGCTTCCATCTCACGTTTAACCAGCGTTTGACTTGCAGTGCCTGAGTCGAGGGAGTCCGCGTAGTATTCCGCAGAGGCTTTCGCTGCGATGTACATTTGGAGTTCCGGGGTGAGGGACTCGAAGTCGAGTAGACGGACGATGTCAACGATCAGGTCTTGATCAAAGGTGAAAGAGTTGATGTCCCTGTTGTAGAGGTACAAGAACCCATTCAACTTCCTCGGGACTATATTGATGTGACGGTGCGGACCTGCCGAGTCTACACGCAGTGTGTTTGACGGCAGGATGATCCGATTGTTCACATCCCGAGACAATTCGTATTCGGTATCAGTATTCCGATGCCAACCCTTGGCCTGGATCTGCCGGTTGACTCGGTCGAAGGTACGCAGAGCCGCCTCCACGTCCTCAATATCGGTCGCCTCAAGTGACGAAACGGCGTCCTCACCGATGGCGTCCAGCATCTGGTTGATTGCTTCAAGTTTGGTCAGCATGGTTTACCTCGGGCAAAAAATAGTACCCCGACCTGTTTCCAGATCGAGGTACTTGAAGGGTTACGCGGAGGCGAACTCCACCGCGCATTCCGGGCGCATAGCGCCGTGACCTACCAGCATCTTGGCGACCATGAAGTCTTCCAGACGACGGGTGTCACGTTCAGTCTCGAAGGCGATATCCTGCACCTTAACGGTGGCCATCGCGTCCCGAGTCCACAGAACACCCAGAGTGTTTGCGTAGTTGGCGCGGTACTTGGAGTACACGCCAGTGTCCGCAGACTCATCGGTGTTCGGCTTGTTCCGGGTCTTGTAGATGTTCACACCGTCGATGCGGATCACCTCGGCGCGGTTCTCGAAACCACCGGCACCGGAGTGACCGAAGTCACGGTTCAGCACCAGATAGTTGCCGTTGGCGTCAGTGGCATACTTGATCGCCTCGAAGGTGTCGTAGTCGACAGCCATGTACCGTTCCTGTTCTTCCGGCACATCCTTCTCGAACAGCTGCTTGTTGGCTGCGCGGATCGCGTCGATCCAGGCCTTACCGTCAACAACACCAGTGGTGCCGTCCGGTGCCAGGGCAGCGTCGGTAACGATGTTACCGCCAGGGAACGGACCATCAGCGGCCACACGGGCAGTCAGAATGAGCTGCCGGAAGACGTTCTTATCGAACACCCGAGCGAGGGCCAGACCCATCTGCTTGGAGAACTCGGAGCGCACGTCGAAGTGGCTCAGCATCTGGTCGATATCAGACAGCGCGGTATGAGATACCAGAATGTCGTCGACAGTCACGGTGATCTCACCAGTGTCGATATCTTCACCAAGCAGTTCAGTTCCCGGCTGATGGTAACCGGCCTGCGCCTTCCAGGTTTTCGGGAAGCGCCAGCTGCGCTGACCGCCACCCACGGTCTTCACGTTGTGCTTGTCCAGGGTGATAGTGGCCAGATCAAACGCGGTGATTACCTCGCCGCCAAAGACGTCGAGAAAGAGTTCACGCGGGTTGGAAGTTTGACCCTGACCAAAACGGATCGGGTTAGAGTTTTCAGCTCCAATAGCCATCGTTCACAATTCCTTTGTGAGTTGAGATTTGAGAGTCCATGGGCTTTCTCGATGGCTACCTACTTCTCGGATTGTCCTCCGTAGAGGGTCCGGGTTTGGTAGTTCGACGAGGCGCTGAGACGCGCACACAGAGGCCAATCCGTGTGGCGTTCAGGACCTGTATGGATGCTTACCGATTGGCCGGTCGGTAAGCGGGGGAGATGTATCCATCATAAGAACCCTTCCGTGGTCATTCCGTGACCAGAGGGAAGGGCCGTGTTGATAACCCCGGCGTGTCGTCACAGAGGCCAGGGTCGTGTTGATTGCGTTTGTTGTGGAGTGCCGCCTCTCCTGGAAAACCCGCACGATTTGAGCATGAGCCCGCTGGATAAACACGGCAGAGGCTTGGCGGGTGTCTAACTGGCTAACCAGTCAGGGGGGAGAAAAGACCCACCAAAGTGTGCTTGATGACCGGGATCGCCCAATCGCAGACAGAGGCATGGTGGGTATGTTCGCTGAGCCCCTTCCTTGGGACGCCCGTCATAGCGATATGCTCAGGGCATTTCTCAGCGGATTACTAACGATCCAAATCCCAGGTTGCAGCGGCCATACGATTCATGACCTGCTGACGGAATGTCGGATCGGACTGATACCGAGGATCGGCCATGTCCTTCTTCATCTCGGCCTTGCTGCGGTAACCCGCAACGCCGGACGATGTGGAATCGCCATTGATCATCGGCTTCTCGCGGCCCAACGGAGCGGACTGTTTCATCCGTTCCTGGATATCCGCGAGTGCGTACTTCCTGTACTGGGTGCCGAGACTGTCGTAGAAGGCGTTCTGTTCAGCCTCCGGGAGAGTCTCGACGAAAGCAGAAATCTGATTCCATGATTCCTGCCCCCCGGCTTCCTGAATGATTGCCTGCTGTTCAGCCTGCATTCCCTTCGCATAGCTGGACACAAACATATCAATCAGTTGTTCAGGGATACCGGCGTTGGTGAGAGCTTCCTTGGCGTCAGCATCCAGAGACCCATTCTGGATAATCTGCTGCTCCAGCTCCTGCGGATCGAGGCCTGTCTGCTGGTAAATGTCGCCGTCCTTGGCGTCACCTTCCTTGGTGCCTTCGTCCTTGTCGTCGCCTTCCTGGCCTTTATCGTCGCTGGATTTACCTGAGTTCTGGTCCAGTCGATACTGAAGTTCCTGGGCGTGAGCCTGCCAGTTGTACTCACCGGTTTCCTTGTTGTAGAACTTTTCGTACCCGCCTTCGGGCATCTCAGGGACCGGTGGAGTCTCCTGATCCTGATCTACTTCACCGTGGCCTTGGCGGTACTTCTCGGCCATCTGCTGGTTGTATTCATCAGAACCAGGCTCCGGCACGTTGTTACCTTGATTCTGGTCTTGAGCTTCGCCATTCGGTTGATCCACTTACTGCGCTCCTTGAGTTGCCTGTTGGATAGCTGCTCGGCCTCCCTCCTCAAGCAGGCCTTGAGCAACCTGTTGTTGCTGACGTTGTTCCATCATCTGCCGGACCTCCTTCTCATCCCGGACAGAGTCAGGTAGCTGCAGACCGTTGAACACTTTGGTCAACAGGCTCGGCCACTTGACGTACATCTGCCCCTCATCGGGCATCTGCTGGGTGATCTGGATGGCTTGAACAACACGCTGGATATCCTTCTCCCGGCCAAGAGATTCCAGACCGGTCAAGATGGTGGGCTCGATCAGGTCTTCCCCGACGTTTGGCAGCTTGCCTTGCTTCTGCATCTGCAGCATGAGGCGTCGGATGCGGGTGCCCTGCATGTCAGCGGACAACATCGTGTAGGTGCCACCAAGCGCACCCTCAAGCTCCTCGGCCATCTTCTGAATTTCGTAGGCCGTCACGCGCTCACCGGAACGCTGAACAGAGGAGTTGAGCAGGAAGGATGAAGCCAGCTCACGCTTCAGTTCGTTCAACACTGAGTCGATGAATTGCATACTGCCCAGGTTGTCGAACTTCAGCATGGAGATATCTTCGGGGTTACCCACCAGGACATCACCATTCTGAGCCTTGGCGAGACGACGCCGCAGATTCAGCCCACCGGCAGCGTTCGGGCGGACCATGGTGATGTTCCGTGCGGCCATCGCTGAGCCGTCGACCACGCCTTTCATCAGGCCTTCGACGGAACGGAGGTCGTCCAGGTGTTCTTCCACCTTACCCCTGCCGTAGTCCTCACCGATAACGTCAGTCCACCGGAGCGGGTTCACCGGCAGGACGTCCGTGGTGTATTCGGAATCTGGGACTTTGTTGGTGCCAATTTCCTGATGGACCTCGTACTCCTCATCCTTCTTCTTGAAGACAGAGTAGAGAGCCACACGACCATTAACGTCCTCGGTCTTATCAGCCAGACCCCGAAGATCCTCGGGCAGGTTGGCCTTGTTGACCATCTCTTTGAGGATCACTTCCATGACATTGCCGGACAGATCACGGACAACCACATACTGATCCAGGCGGTACACCCGGAGCGTGTTGTCGTCCATCATCCGTTCCAGCACGTTGCCGGTAACCATCAGGTACAGCAGAGACAGGAAGGTGGGCTTACGCCAGACTTTACGCTCGATCTCTGCGTTCATCGCTTTGGATAGCAGAGCGAGTTGCTTTGAGACGTTCTCGTCAGGGGTCAGTTGGCCTGACTCCATGAGAACTTCCGGGGCCACGTCCAGACTGAATGGAACGATACCCGGAGGGTAGAGGGCCAGCAGCAGCCGGGAGGCCAGATTCAAGACCAGCCGACTGCCGAAGTCCTGGTAAGTCTCAGGGAGCTTGGAGTGGACGTTGTGTCCTTCAGGCGGCATCAGGGCCTTGATAGTGAGAGCCGAGCAGTCTCGGGCAGTTCGGACGTAGGGTTCCCGGAGAGTGGCCAGCTCGTCATATCGGTCTTGAGCCGTCGCTTCCATTGGTTACTCCTAAGTTGAGACTCCTGATTTTCCTGAGCTGTTGCCCACGGAGGACATAGCGGTACGGATTAACGACCCGCGACTGGACTTCTTACGTTTCACTTTTCGCATCTTGGTGGAATCAACTTCCACTTCAGTCCTTGGCTTAGCGGGCGGCGGTGCAGGAGGCGGGGGTGGTGGAGTTTTAGGGGTGTCGGGCGATCCACACACAGTTACTACTCCTTAGTGAACAAGGTTCCACACTGTTTAAACCCCATGAACTCGTACAGCGATGCGGAACGCTCCGGCTCTACGCCGGTCGTGATACCCATGACGATGGGGATATCACCGAAGTTCTCCCGAACGTGGTCCTCGAAGGCCTTGATCAGGATGGAACCGCCGCTCTTGCTGCGATATTCCGGGGCCACGTAGACCAGCATGTCGTTGGCGAAACGCTGGGACGTGAAGAAATGCTCAACCAAGTATCCGGCGGCAAACCCGACGATCTGATCTTCGTGTTCCAATACGATGCAGAACGTCTCGTCCAGGGTCAGGCAAGAGTTGAGGATCATCAGACACTTGGACCCATCGAACGGATACTTCGCGTAGCGAGATTCCTGGTGAGCCTTGCGGCCCAGCTCCAGGATGGTTTCCACATCACTCGGTTTGATCAGTCTCGTCTTCATAACCACCTTCCAGTTCTTCCTGCTTGAGAGCGACCAGCTCATCTATTAACTCCCTGGCCCCTGCGTACCTTTGGATTGCCTCTGGGCTTTCCCCCAAAGCCGGACAGCGATGGGGGTGAGCCGCGTCGAGGAGGTCAATCAGGTCGTAGGAATCACGCGGAATCTCTACGTGGTCCTGAAGAGAGTCGTTACCGAATGACGTATCTCTCATAAGGGACATTTTTTGATCACCTCTTGTTATCTCGGTCGCCGTACCAGCGGTGTGCCGGGACGACGACCCAGAGGTTTATCGGAGGGAGACTATCGGACAGGACATGCGCCATTAGCGCACTCGTCGTTGCCGATCTCCTCAAGCGAGTTGTTGGACTCGTCGAGGACGACCGGTTCGAGCTGGGATACATACTCGTCGTAGACCTCTTTGGTTACTACTTCCTGCGGGAGGTACTGGTATCCCAGGTCTTCGGCGGTCTTGGTGGGGTCTGCTCGGAACAGGAACGACACGCCGACGTACACATCCCAGTTTTCCAGCAGCCAGTCGATGATTGCCGGGACCTCGGATGGGTCATAGCTGATGGTCACTGAGGTGTTCTGCTGGGTCCAGTTCTGTTGTAGCAGCTTGTACCGCTCCAGCTGGTCAATGGCAGACTCAAGGTTCACTTCCTTGCCATCCACCACGTCGAACTCGACGTCGTCGTACTTGACCGGCAGAGTGGCGATCACTGCGGAGCTGTCGAACGGATGATCAAAGACGCGGTAGTTCGCCTTACGCAGCGTCTCGACCAGCGGGTCGTGCTTGGAGAAGGCGATGTTGTTGAAGATGTACTTGCCAAGCGGCTTGTGTACACCCTCGGTCGTGTCCATGATCTTCGACAGAGTGCCAGACGGCTTCACGCAGGTGACGTTCTTGGGACGCGGAGTTCCCAGTTCGTCAGCCATGGAGTAGGCCGCAGAGGTGGCCACTCGCTGCATGTCGGTGTACTCCCAGGCTCCCAGGTCAGGACGACGGGCGATGCCTGTCAGACCGACACCACACAGACGCAGGTGATAGTTATTCAGGTGCCAGGATTCCTGGAGAATACCGTCACGCAGGTCCACACAGGTCTGCCGGTAGTTGGCTCGGGCTGCGATGTAGATGGCGCGGAGGAGGCCAGCCGGGTCGTTCTTGAACTTGGCCACATCGACCTCGGTCAGGTTACAGAACGACTTGTTACCCAGCAGGATCTCCACACAGGGGTTGCAGCCCTTGAACCACGGGGCACGTCGTAGCGCGGTTTCGGCGTTGATGAATCCAGGCTCGGAACCACCGGCATCGAGCATCAGCTCAAAGATATGCTCCAGCTCGGCACGACTCGGTTTCTCCCGGAACAGCAAAGAGTTATTGCTTTGGGTCCGGTGATGGTTGTCATGCTCCCAGTAGTCCTTCTTAGCAACGGCGAACTCCTCCCACTCCGGCTCATCGACTGGGAAGATGGCTATCTCCGCGCTACGACGGGAACTCAGTACGGTGCCCAGGTGATTGCACAGATCGAGAATGTCGATCCGAGTCAGCAGCTGACCAGCCTTACGGTTCAGCAGCTCGGCAATCTTCTGGTACGCATGGGCGATCTGTTCGTCTCCCGAGCTGATCCAGCCATAGCCCGCAAGACGCTCACCAGCAGGCCGGATTTGGGAGAAGTCCAGAACAAGTCGCTTGGCGGGATACTTCCCTGCGAGGAGCTTCCCGATTGACTTGGCCCAGGCTTTCGCACTGTCTCCGACTTGGATGGTCCAGACGCCATCCTCGAAGGTTTCAACATTATGCTCGTTACCTCCCTTGCTGGTGCGCTCGGAGCGGATCACTTCGATCTGCGGGATGCGCTGCATAAAGCCGGTCAGGGTGCCGGGGATCGGACGGAACCCAACACCGCAGCCCTGCAGCAACAGCCACAGAGAATCCACCACGTCGTACACAGTCTCGATGTGCAGGAACGAGCAGTTGAACTGGGAGGCCTCGCGGGTCTTGGCGATGCGAGTACCGCCCAGCCACAGAGTCCGACCGGAAGTCGAAACCTTACGTTCGATCATCAGGTTCCGCAGCTCGGCCAGCTCCATCAGTTCCTCGGTTTCCAACTCACGACCGAGGGCGCGTTCCCAGAGCCACCGCTGGTGTCCGATCACTCGGTCAACGGTCTGCTCCCAGGATTCAAAGATGTTGTTGTCGGGGTCAAGCACTCTGTTGTAGGTGCGCCTCGTTACAATCTGGGCGCGAGTCGAGGGAGTGATACTCACTTCTTTTCTGCTCCTTCAGGATTTCTCTGTATTTCTCTTTGACGTTCGTGCCGAACCTTCCCCGCCTACCTGGAATCCGGTAAGTCTTAGCTTCCTCGCGATACTCAAGGATTGTCAGAGCTTGAGGCTTTTTCTCGATTAGGTAAGGTAGAAGCAGCTGGATGCAGTAGATAGCGTCGTCGCCATATACCCGAAAGAGATACTGGCTACGGTTAACTCTCTGCTTTCGCGAGGTGATCCGACCCCTCCCCAAAGCCTCTCTGACTCTCTCAAGGGAAGGGATCGAACAGTTGACGATTGAGATACTTACGCTTCCGTTCTTGGCTATCCCGAAGCATCCTTCTCCGTCGATAAATCCAGCCGCGTATGCCAAAGCAGTCTGGTCTATCTGAGCCAATTCAATCCTCCTTGAGATTCCGAAGGTGGAACAGGACGTCAGAGGTGCCGGTCAGGAATGTCCCGTTGTCCAGCTCTAAGGTCGGCACGGAGCGGACGGTGCGGGGGAACTCGGCGGGGTTGTCGATTATCTCGACCTTGTCGATCAGCTTCTCAGCAATAAGGGTTTGTTTTACTTGGCGGCAGGGACCGCAGGTAGGCGTTGTGTACAGCTTCATCTTTCGTCGCCATCGCCTCGCAAGGTTTTGTTCACAAGACGACGGGAGAGCTTGAATGCGTTCTCCCGCATAAGGTCTTCAAAAGTCCACCCGTAGCGGTTACAGATTTCGGAGATGTTGTAGAGGACATCACCCATCTCCTTCATCAGGCGCTCAGCCAACTCCTCCGGGCCGAAATCACCTCGCACGTACTTGGCGTAGGCACCGGCCACTTCACCCGCTTCGGAGGCTAGGGCGTTGGTCAGGTAGTCCAGGGCGCGGTCTTTCGGGTAGACAGCGGTCTTCGGTGTGAAGGACTGATACTCAGCTGGCGTCATTGGAAGTCTCCTGATGGGTATGCTGGGCAAGGTGGACGTGATCGCGTAGACGCTTCCGGCGCTTGGCGATCTGCATCATCAGCAGGTAACCAATCAGGTCGATCTCTACGTCTTCGTCTTCATCGGCCTGACGATTGATGATGCGGTTGAGCTTGTCGTCGATGCGGACGCGCAGCTGTTCCACTGCGTCGGACTTGGAGAAGATCCGGCACGGGTTCAGAGCGGAGTCCCCGTACTTCCGGTTCTTCTCGACAAGCAGGTCGTGGATGTTTTCGAGGACCAGTCCGAGGTCTTCCTTGAACTGGTCGTGTTTAGCGGAGCGGATTTCGTACTCGCGGTTCATCACTCACTCACACAGAACGTATGCCAGGGCGATTCAAAGGAATGCTCGACCAGCTCACCTTCCGGGTAAGCGGAGGCGAACCAGTCAGAGAACGAGTCGGCAGACTTCACGCAGCCAACCCCAGGCTGGGTCAGCTGGCAGAGCTTTTCGTGGACCTGACGCTCCCGGCAGTCAGGGGCCGGGGCAGGGGACTCATCTGCGTCAGCATCGTCGGAAGCCGCCATGATTGCTGTTGTCAGCAAAATCGTGTTGACGGTGCTGGACGATGGACTGGAGTAGGTCGTGGTCCGTGGGACCGAGTAAGAAGGTGACGAGTAGTAACGAGCATCCGCCACCTGAACGGTGGTCAGCATTAGGACTAGGCCAGCCAGGGCGCTGGTCAGGATCTTGGAGAAGCGCATGTCGTTTACCTCCTCGTCAAATACTTACTGGATTCAGGAGCGCATGAAGTGAGACGGGGGCCACATCCTTGATGGCCTCTTTCACGGCCAGAGCGTATGCCTGGATTTCTTTCTGGGCGTGAGAATCCGTTCGCTGCCGAATGAGCCGTGCGTAGGCAGCAAGGGAACCCGTCTCGTAGAACTCGGTGTACATGGCCTGTGGTAGAACCATGCGGGCCTGCTCGGCGCAGACACCAGCATTGAGTAGCGACTCGTACTGGTGCAGAGCCTCGTCGTAGACTTCATGGGCGCGTTGGCTGGGATGATCCAGCACTCTCCGTGCGCCACAGTGGGTGACCAATTCTTCACTCGACCCCTGCTTCACGTTGGCAGCGGCCTTACGCCACTGGTCCGGCAGGTAAATCTGTGGGGTAGCCTTAACGTACCGGCGAGACACCTCGTTGCGGGTGAATCCGATCTGGTGCTTGAACCACTGACGGGCCACAAAGATCGGCATCTTCAGACGCATGGTGATCTGGACGTGGCTGAACGGGGTCCAGTGGGTGTCGACCATCATCCGATCAAACACATCACGCAGAACCTCAAAGTCCTCACTACCAGCGGCCTCGATCAGCAGCTGCTCCATATCGTGAGCAGACATGCCTCGGGCCAGGAACCGGATCAGGTTGCGATCCTTCTGGCGCAGATGGTCGGTATGCTGGTTGAACGAGACGCGGGCTACGTTGACCACGCGCAGGTCGTCACCCATTGAGTCGATAAATTCGACGGAACCGATGCCGTCGCCAAGTACGTTGTTGTTGATCATTGCTACCTCAAGAACAGCTGGAAAGAACGAGAACGATGGAAACCAACAGCAGGGCAGTCTCAGCGCCCCGATTAGGCTCCACTCCAATCACGAAGCATCACCTCCTGGACGAACTGCTGGGCTTGGTTGAAGTCACCGAACCGGCGCATAGCGAACACCATCGGCAAGTTCGGACCCACCGGCTCCCGGCCACGCTTCATGCGCTTGATCTGTGCGGCCATCACCCGGCGCTCTTTGTGGTTGAACTCAGGGGCAGTGGCCTTCGGGAACAGCTTTACCGGGTCGCGGTGGAAGTACATGGAGCCAACAGTCATGGGGACCTCCTCGGTTGGGTTTGCGTTGATTGGGCATAAGGTCCCCAAAAGGTGTCACAGCTTCAGAACCCCCGGCTCACGCGGGCTCCAGAGCAGTATCTCGCCTTCCTCTTTGCGCCAGTCTTCCCGTCTCAGGATGCGAGCAAGGCGGGCTTGCAGGATGGCGTCTTCTTCAGTCAGCCCCTTCTTCTCGAAGGTCTTGACGACCAGCGGCCACCACGTCGCAAGGGAATAACCATCGGCCAGGATGCGCGGAGCCGTCTTCTCGCCAACACCAGGGCAGCCTTTATAGTTGTCCACGGTGTCGCCGGTCAGGGTCTGCAACATCCAGTGATAGTCAGCCTGGGAGCGGCGTTGCTTGATCGGTCGACGGAACTTATCGACTATGTGGATGCGGGCAGGGAGGGACTGAATGTCTTTGTCGATGGAAACTACGGTAGGGTTATCCAGCTTTGGGGATGTAGCGTAGATACCCATGACGTCGTCGGCTTCGAGGCCGTCGATACGTGCAACCTTGTAGTTCTGTTCGATGTAGTCCACGACTTCCCAGTAGACCTGGGGCTTGGAACCTTTGCGGGTCCCCTTGTAGGAGTCGAGGAGTTTGTAGCGGAAGGTAGATTTCGATTCGCGGGGGGAGAGACAGATAATCGCTTTCTTACAGCGGGACTGACGCATCCAGTCTTCGATGATGCGATCAGCTACGGGACAGGCCAACTCCGGGGTGGCGATGATGTCACCATCCCCGAAGTCGTCTTCAGCGGAGATTGCTGCTCGATAAGCGATTACGTCTCCATCAAGAAGACCAATCGCCATGGGCAGTTATTCCTCCTCGTCCAGTTCCTCACGCTGCTCCTCATGCAGCAGCACTTCGTTCGCCGTTGCCGGACGTAGCTGAATCTCCAGATCCTCCTGTAACTTTTCCATGATCTCGTCCGCTCGTGGCCGTCCTGCAAACTCTCCCAGGACCACGCGAATCGTGCTTACCTCATGGTCTGGATCGACAGGAGCGAAGTACAGCTTGGTTTCATGAACGATGTGCGGGGCGTAATTAGCCATGGTTTCTCCTTAGTGAGTTTCGCGCCAGTTCTCTCCGATCAGTGCTTCCCCGGCCAGGGGAACCTTCAGCTTCAATCTTTCGCCAGCCAGCTCGATGGCCTTGGCGAACATCTGTCCCAGTTCCTCTGCGATCTCAGGTGGTGCGGTCATCTGGACCTCATCCTTTCTGTTTCCACCATTGCTGGTGGTGTCGGACTATATCTTCACCTCCTTTCGGAGGGCTGGGCTTTTCGGAAACGTGGGGAATCTCACCCCACGCTCCTACTCCCTTTCGGGATAGTCTCTGCACCTTACTTGGAGAACTCCTTGCGCCACTTGCATCCGGTACTGAAGGAAACTCCAAAGCGTTTCCCTAGCTCAGTACCGGTTATGTCTGGATGGTCCTTGAAGAACTGCCGGGCCGTCTCTTTGCTAGACGCATACCTTTCGGAGTTGTCCTTCGACCTATGGATGGTGGCGGGTAGGAGCTGCAGATGGTCTATGTTGCAGCAAGCTCTGTTCTTACATAGATGATCAACCTCGTAACCCTCTGGAATAGGCCCACGGTTCTGCTCGTAAACGTACCTGTGGTACATCACGGCTTTTAGGACCCCGTCTATCCAAACCCTCTTACGGAAATATCCATCCTGATTGAGCTTGTGAGACGTAGGGACGAGACATCCAGAACTTGTACTGACTAAGACCAACTTCTTACTGTTGGCCACAGTACTCTCCTAGTCTTGGCTCAGGGTTGCCCATCGAGGGGTTCCCCTGAATTAACCCAGTTTATTTAACGAGGGTCGCCCCTCGTGTCCACGCAAGTTCATGGACATTGGCCAGATAACTGAACGCAGTGGCTCGATACATGACGGGATCAACCCAGCCACGCTCGACGCACAGTTCGTAGTGGAAGATGGCCAGTGCGTACTTCATGACGATGGCACCGGCAGATTGGAGCAGGGTGTTCAGAGAGGCGTGTTGTGCATTTGAGATTACCTTGCGACCGTCAAGGCCTTTGAGGTAACCCTTCTGTTTGGTCCGCTTCTTACACAGGCTGACGAGACGATCCAGACCGGTGATACCGTTCTCCAGCTTGGACCGTGCGGTCTTACCGATCTTCCTCTGTCCGCCCTTGGGCTTAGCCTTGCCAGCTTCTCGGGCATCTTCAATGATGATCAGGCCCAGCTTCAGATCACCACCGCCATACATGAAGGCGTACATTAGGGTCTTGGCTGAGTCCCGTTCGTACAGGCCCACAATGTCCCGGTTCCGGCTGTGAGCGTCCAGGCCGTTGGCCTTGTCGTCGTCCACAACGATCCGGGCATACTTGCCGCCGTCCCACCGGGCCAGGTAATGGGACAACATGCGGAGTTCCAGACCGCTGGCATCCACACCGACCTGCTTTTGGCCGGGGTCCGGGAGCCAGACAGCCCGCATCCGTTTGTCTTTCTTGTCGACCTGCGCCATGTTCGGCGCGAAGTGAGTCATGCGGAACGTCCGGGCACCGACCGGGTTAACCCGACCGTGGACGTATCCGTTCTTCTCCAGCTTGAGCCAGCCGTTCTTACCGTCGGCAATCTGGCCGAGCTGCTTGGTGATACGGTCGTACCGGAGCATGGCCCGAGCTTCCGGGTAGTCCAGTTCCGACAGCACTTCTTCATCGGTACAGGGAGCGCCGTTGTCGGTCAGCTTCTCGGGACGCCAGCCGTACTTGTGGGTCAGGCGGAAGGTCTTCTGCTGGCCGGACTTGGGGTTGAACTCCTCAAGTTTCACCTTGCAGTAGGAGGCTCCCTTGGTGATCCCTCGGGGTCCGTTGTTGACCTTCGGCGTGGTTACCTCAACACCTTTCCACTTGCGGTTGTACCAGTCCCACGTACCTTTCTCAGGCCGCATAACTGGCGGGAAGATGTCTCGAAGCTCGTCCAGGATCTCCGCTTTCTCAACGCGAAGCTCAGCCTCCAGGGCCTGGGCCGCTTCGACATCGAGACGGAAACCATGACGCTCCTGCTCGATGATTACGTAGGCCACCTGATGCTCAACATGGATGGCCGGACGCCAGTCGATACCCTCTTTCTTGAGGTCTTTCTTCAGCATCGACTGAAGCATCCGGTACAGCTTCATCGTGATCTCAACGTCACGACGGCAATACTTGGCCATCTCATGCGAGAAGCGAGAGAAGTCCGTGTGGTCGCCCTTCGGGAACTTGAAGATGCGACCCCAACTGGCCAGTCGCTGGTCCTTGATATCTGGCCTGAGCATCCGGCCCACGACGAGCGTGTCCCAGATTTGGCTCCACCGGAGGGTGCCGGGATACAGCTTTTCGATAGCCTCGAAGTCGTACCCCAGGCCGTTGTGAAAGACCACACGATCCGCGTTATGCAGTCGGGCTAGTCCCTCGGCCAACGGTTTGTAGTCCTTGTGGTTGGCATACATCTCGACCTCACCGGTCTTGGGGTTGCCAATCCCCAGGCACCACATCGTGGTGAGTCCAGGTAACAGGTCATTACCTTCGACGTCAGCGACGAGAACTTCCATTACTTACCTCAGAGCTTTCGGAGCCTTGATCGCTTGGTACATTCCGATGACCTCGGAGATCGTGTCCTGGGTCCAGCCTTCCTCACGACATTCCAGGAACCGGCGGATCAACATTCCGTTGGCCGCTTTGATTCGCAGGTGGGGAACGACGTGTTCAACGAACCGGGGCAGTTCGTCCAGGCGCAGCTGAAGACAGTAGGAGTTGAGTCCTCCGTCCTCAGAGACTTTCTTCAGGTGACCGCCGAGGTGCTGGCGGACAAGCGTCAAGGCTGACAGGTGGTTGTTGTAGAGGTGGACGCGATGGCAGGGGGTCTTAGCGCCTTTCGGCAAGTAGATACCGATGGTGCCTTCGCCATCAAAGAAGCCAGCAATCCATGCGGCCACGTTCTTTGGGATGGGTTGCATCTGTTCTCCCTCAGATGTCAGTTGTGTCTTCCTCCCACGGGACGTCGTCCTCACCGTTGAAGTCTTCCTCCGCAGAGTTATCTTCAGGCAGTAGACGACCGGTGTCCCTGTGGTATCGGTTACACCCAGCCGGTCCCAGGTCACCCCACTCGCGGTTCTTCAGGACTCGCGGGTAGGAGAGATCCGGGTCATCCCCTTCACCTTGTTGGTCACGCTCAATGGCGATGATGTTGTCGGATAGTTGTTCGAGAGAGGCAGAACCACGCAGGTCCTGTAGGCTGATCCGTCCGCCTTCATTGAAGGACTTACGCTTACCGTCAGGCCGCTTGAGATGAACAATCGCAATGACCCCCACACCGGTTCGCTCAATGAGGGACCGGAGGTTGGTCATCAGAATGTCGATGTCCTTGCGTTCACCCTTGTCGGATTCCAGACCGGACACCACCATTGAGATGTGGTCCAGCAGAATGAAGTCGCAGCCAAGACCGACAGAGAAGTAGTTCAGTTTGCCGATCAGGTTGTCACACTCCAGGGAACCGAAGTGGTTGTAGAAGGACATGCGGTCGATGGTCGCCGCTTTACCTGCAGCCCACTGTTCGGGCGTCAGGATGTTGGGGTTCCGACGAATCTCCCCGAGAGGCGTGTTGTGGTGGATGGCGATGTAACCTTGAGCTGTCTTCTTATAGCTCTCCTCCAGGAACACGTTGGCCATCGACAACTTGTGATCAATGGAGAACTCGTAGCCCAGCTCCCGGACAATCGTTGACTTACCGATACCGGAACCCGCAGTGAACAGGGTTAGCTCACCCTTGCGGATACCGCGTAGCTTCTCGTTCAGGTCCGGGTACTTACAGCTGTACCCAACGACAGGCTGAGTGATCAGCTCCTCGATGGTAATGTCCGCGCCTTCGATGATGCCGTCAGGTCTGAAGTCCTTGGCCTGGAACACAGAGTTGATCAGCTCCCGGACCTTCCGCTCGACCAACATATCGTTGGCATCCTTCAGCTGGAACGAGGCGATCTTGGCCTTGCCGGGACTCAGTAGTTCGGCACACTTGGTTGCCGCTTCCTGTCCGGGCTCGTCCTGGTCGAACATGAAGACCACTTCTTCAAACGACTCGATGAACTCCAGCCGTTTCTGAACACACTTCGGTGCGCCTTGGGCTCCGTTACGGACAGACACCACCGGCCATTTACAGTCCGTGACCTCGGCGTAGGACAGTGCGTCCATCTCACCCTCGGTGATGATCAGCCGCTTACCTCCAGGCTTCCATAACTGCTCACCGAACAGACCCGCTTCGCTCATGTCACCGGTAATCGTGAAGTCTTTACCCGGCAAGCGGATCTTCTGGGCGATTTTGCGACGGCGTTCGTCGAAGTAGTTGGCGATGTGACAGGCTTTACCTTTGAACTCTCCGACCTCGTAGCGGAAGAACCGGCAGGTTTCTTCGGAGATTTTCCGTTTGATCAGCGCCTTGTATTCACCGTCGATCAGCGGTCTGCGCTTTTTCTTCTTGTGGGTCCTGGGTTCCTGCTCCTCTACGTCCACAGCTTCTCCCTCTCTGAAGTTCTTGTTACAGCGGAAGCACTTCCCCCAGCCCTCATCGTTGATGCTGTAAGCGTCCGAGCTGGTGCCGCAGGGGCAGGGCAGATGTGTTTCAGCCCATTCGCTCATTCCTTTCTCCAGAAACAAAAAAGCCCCGCACTAAGGCGGGGCCAACGGTTCTAAGGTAGCGATGCTCCGTGGGTCACCGGCACGGAGCTACACCGGAGATACTGGGATCACCTCCTATAGCTCTGCCCAGTACAGATTCACGCGTGGTTCCTCACCTTCTTCCGCGAAACGCTTGCCGACAGTCAGCAGCAGTACCTGATCGTCGTCTTCCCAAAACTTCTCGGTCTTGGTCATGACGTCCAGGACACCCTTGGCGTAGTTGTCGACGTCGCCTCGCGGGTAATCGCGTTTGGTGGTCTTGGGTTTCGGGACGATGTTCTCGATGAACACCACCACCGGACCCTCGACCTTCAGGCCCTTGTAGCCGAGCGCAGCCTTACCGGCTTCGTTCAGGAAGGCCTGATACTTCTTGCCGTAGTAGGTGCCCCAGCGGGACACCCGAGGACGTGACGCCGGGTAGGGCGGCACATCCAGGGCGAACTCAATGAGGCCTCGCTCGGAGGCCTTGTTGAAAGTCTTGAGGAACTGAGCGAACAGCTCATTGAATTTAGATGTCGTCGTGATCTTCTTCGTCACCGGCTCCTCCTTCGTTGCCGTTGTCGTCGTCCATGTCGTCGCCGTACTGGTCGACCACGCTTTCGTATTCGTCGTCCTCGTCGAAGTCACCGGCAGCGCCGCCGCCCATGTTCCGTTTCTCCAGGAGCTGGATGTTCCGCAGACGGAAGGTCACGCCGTGTACAGTTACCTTCTTCTTCTTGCCGTTCTCGACGACGGTTTCGGTGGTCTTGTAGGGAACCAGCAGAGCGGACGCCCGGATCAGGTCACCGGACATAACCTTCAGGTTCTTCGGCAGGGGTTTCTTCTTGGCATCAACGCAGCCCGGTTGATACTTGGACTTGAGGGTGAAGACCACCATGCCACGGAAGTCTTCTTTATCTTCCTTCTCGTCAGCAATCTCAGTGCCGTCACGGAAGGGAAGCTGCAGGTCTTTCGGACACTTGCCCCATTCCTCCTGGGCCAGCTCCTTCGCCTTGGCGGTGATCTTGGCGACGAACTCCTCGGTGCTTTCCAGCTCCTCGTCGATGAGCAGAGTCACCTTGTACTTGTCATCGCTGTATTCGTTACCGGAGTCCGGCTTCTCGATCCAGGCGTAGGCAGCAGTACCGGCAGGGGTGGCAACTTTCGGCAGCTTCTTCTTCTGGGACATAAAGTTTTCTCCTAGAGTTTTATCTTTCGGTTTTCTTCTTTGGGCATAAGGGCGTAAAAAGTTCACGCCCCACTAGTTAACAACTTACTGTACTTCTCAGGAAAAGAAATACGGCGCGTTCAAGAGACGATCCACATCGAAGTCTCCAAGGTCAGGAGGGGT